CGCAGACACCTAAGGCGACGGGCGAGGGGGCGGCGCGCAGGCTCGACGGCTTTATAAAAATACTCGGCTACGGCTTTATAACCCGTATCTATTAGGCTTAAATCCTGCGTTATGAGCCAAATATCCTGAAATAGATGAGCATGATAAGTAAGCCACCAGGTTAAAATTTCATCGCCTTTTTTCGTAAAAAAATTATGCGCCTCATCGATCACGATAAGGCAGTGATTAAGCTTGAAATCTGCGGCTTTTTCGTTTAGCTCCGTATCGTTTGCTCCGCCTACGTAAAGGTCATAAAGCAAGCTAAGGTTATATTTGAAATCATTAACGTCCAAAGGCTTGATTTTTTCGCTTTTAGAGTAATCAAATTCATTTATATTGGTCCAACAAATAGTGTATTTATCGGCTTTCTTAGGCTTTTTGATAAATTTATCGAAAAAAGAGGGCTTAGGAACTTCGATGAAATTCTTATAGATTTCATAAACGGCTAAATAAGTCTTTCCGCTTTTCGGTATGCCCGTAAGATATGAGATAGCCATTTAATCGATCCTAGAGATAAAGAGGTAATTAAGTAACCTTGCAAATAGAGATAAAAATCTCATAACGACTTTTCCGCCCAAAGCTACAATCAAAGTAAAAAATATAGGTTTAAATAAAGTATAAGCATCTCTGAAAGCATCAATGAAGCCGATAGACTTAAGAACGTTAAAGAAAAGAGTTATAAGCTCATCGGTATTGCCCGCATAAGAATTTATATAATCTATCAAGGCATTGACCCTAGATAGAGTAAAAGCAATGACATCCATCAAATCTACGAAAAAAGGAACGGCGAATTTAGCAAAAAATATAACCATTCCGAGCATAACCCCAAATCTGACTATAGCACCGCCCCATTTAGCTACAAAGGAACCTAAAAAGCTTACGATCTTACCCATTATAATAACCTCGCAATAGCTTTATAGGTAAATAATGAAAAAAGAAATAAAAACAAAGCATAAAATATAAAGTATAAAACGTGGCGAGCGTCCTTTACTACGGCGCAAATATCAATAGTAATTTTCTTGGTCAAGCCATCTTTGATAACGAAATCGCGAGTATAGGGGCAGCTAGAAACAGAACCTCGAACTTTAAAATCACTCAATTTACCTTTTTTAAGCTTATTATAGGCCCCAACGATTTGATCTTTAGCATCTTCAAAAATTTTCATAAATTTGTTAGTGCCGTCCCCGACGGTTTTATTAAGCTCGTTTAACTTTCCAAAATCAAATTCGCCTTTGTCGTCTTTATCCCCAGGCTTACCGCCTCCACCTCCACCAGGGTGAGTATTGTTTTTGTCTTTGCCTTTGTCGTCGTCGCCCGGTTTATCGGGTTTGCTCCCTCCTCCACCTGGTTTGCCTCCGCCGCCGCCAGGATTTGGATTATCTGGGTTTGGTTTATCTGGCTTATCGGGATTTGGTTTATCGGGTTTATCGGGATTGGGTTTATCTGGCTTATCGGGTTTATCGGGATCGGGCTTAGGTTTAGGGTTTTCCAAATGCAGATGATCTATTTCGTCATAGAAGCAACCGTATTCGGCATATGGATTAGCCGAATCTACGACAACGTTAAAAGTCGTGCCGTCTTTCTTTTTGCAACCAAAGCAACACTTAGGAGTATATTTAATATTTTCGCTCTTACAAGTATTGGGATCATCAGAAAAAACACCCATGTAAACCGCACCTTCAAAGTGTTTAGCACAAGCGCATTGGAAACGAAGCTCTTTATCGGTTATGTGTTCACAATCATCGGCGCACTTATGATTGGCAAGATCATAACCAAGCTTACAATGTTGCACCGAGAAATCCGTATCGACGGCATAAACATCGATGATATATTTGGCGGTATTGATTTTAGGATCGTTATTGACATCGAATTTCCTTAAAGGATATATAAGGGTAGGGAAAGATGAAGGACAAGCAAACCGATAAAATACCTGCGTAGAAAAACCGGTATGATGAGTTATTTCATAATTGTTTTGCAATCTAGCATAGTGGCGCACCTCCATACCCGAGCCGTCTTTTTTAAATTTATACATGTAAAGCTCGTTTTCCCTATCGAAAGCAAGTTTATAGGTATAAAAGTCATCTTCTTTATACATAGGATTGCCAATAGGAGCACCGTATTTAGGAAGTGTATCAAAGCCGCAGCCGATTTCGGTGGCATAAGAAAGGGTGACTAAGGACATTAGGAGTAGATCGAGAATTTTAAATTTATTAAGCATTTTTACTCTTCCTTAAATTTGCGTAGGGGGAGCGAACCCGATTTTAATCGCAAGCTCATAAAATCGGCTCCCCCTGCGACCCTGTTATGCGCGGCGGCTTTCGGGTGTCCGAAAGCTACACGCCGCGCGCGCTTCGCTTCGTATATAGGCAAGCGAATAAATGGGGTTGCCTAAGACCAACGGCGCGAAAATAGCGTAAAAGCCAACTGAAACGGGATATTTGCGACGCCGAACCAAAAGAAAAGGCTAAAGAAATAATCAAACGACTTATTGCCGATCCAATCGATTAAAACAAATTCCATCGCAACCCCTCGAAAACTCTACTTAATCTTAGAGATAGCAAGAAATATCCCTAAGACGAATAAAAAGCCGCAAAGATAACCGCTAAGCGCCATTAAAGAGCTGTATCGCTCTAAGCTCAAACCGGTTAAATTTAAAACTTCTGCTTCGCTCATTTTGCAAAAAGATCCAGACCTGCAAAAATAGACTTAATCGCAAAGAACGAAAGCGCCAAAATCGCATAAAAAGCGTTTAAAAGTAAAGACATATGTAAAATCGAAATCTGCATTTTTAAACCCTTTTAAGAAATACCGCCCGAAAAGGGGCGGTAAAATTTAGCTTAACGCCTAAATAAAGACAAGGCAGCTCTAACGGCATAAATCAAGCCAACTAAGCCGATAATAACGACAACAGCAGAAGTAAATGGAGTAGTTTCGATAGTTCCACTGAATTTACCGTTCTCGAAAGTTACTTCAGCCATAGCGTTAGTCGCACTGACAACACCAAAACCGACAAAAGACAAAACTTTCGCAGTCTTGCTCTTGATAAACTCTTTGAATTTATTCATGATAAATTCTCCTTAAAAAAATTAAGCCCGCGCGCAGACTTTATCAAGCCGACCGCACGGATCGGCTTTGTAAAGCTTGTTATTTTTTAGAAGTAGTAGAAGTTTCGTTGTTTAAAAAATTTATCCAATAGGCATCGTCCTCGTCAGTAGTAAGCGTATATGCGCCATTGTTAAAAGACGGAAGCCCAGCATTAAATTTCAAAGTACCGTTCTTGCGGAAAAACTGATTAAATTTCGTAGTAAGAACCCCAGCCGTTAGATCGTCTTTGCATAGAATACGAACTATAAGCTCTTGTTCCTTGAGATCGACGCAATTCGTTACAGAGTTTTCCTCCTCGTATTGGTTCCGAGAGGTAAGCTTTACGGAGCTTGAATAAGCCCGTCCGTTCATCTCGCCTTTAGCGCCGCTTTTTGCGATAGCCTTTGTAAGTTCGTAAGAGACCTTGAAGTCTTGCGTAATGTAGTCCATAACTCTTCCTTTATATTTGATTGAGCCTAACTCGATTAAACCTAAAGGGCGGAAGGAAGAGTTATTTTCACAAACCGCCCTGAGTAGTTTAATCACTTGCTCGGGTGAAATTCCCGCCTAACTTCGACCCTAGACATCTTTACTCTGTCGCGGCATAGTGCGGGAAATTTGAATTTCAAGCAGTGTTTTAGCTATAATAAACAAAAGCATAAATTGAAATTCTTTAACTTGCAATGAAATTATTTCAAAATAATGCTTAAATTTTAATTAAATATTGAAGTATTTTCAAAATGATTGATAAAAAAGAAATTGCAAATACCCTAGAAATAGAATTAAGAACGCTATATAATTGGGAAAAAAAACGACCAAAGTTATATAATTTTATAATTGAAAATTTTTATAAAGAAAATGAAAAAGCTTCAAAATCCGATGAATTAAAAAAATACTTTTTAAAACTTTCAGAGCAAGAACAAGAATATTTCCTCGCAAAAATAAAAATCAAAGTCCTAGAAAAGGAACTAAAAAATGATGAATAAAATATTATTGACAGCAATCCTAACTCTCACCAGCATACAAGCCAAAGAAAGCATGGAAATAAACGTATCGCCAAGCAACAAGCAATATCAGTTTGGCAAAAATATAAATTTAATCGGCACATGGGAAGCAATAGAAACTCAATGCTGCGTAAATTTCATTTTTGGCAGATACGACAAAATAAGAATGAGATTTGATAAAAGCGGTAAAATTTATAAAGTAAAGGGAAACAAAGAAATCCCAACCGATATGGCATGGAGCATAAATAATAACGGAGTGGTAAGAGCAGAGAAAGACAATAGCTATTATGATAAAACGGGGATAAACGACGCAGCTAAAAAATCCATACAAGGTAAAATGGTAAAAGAGATATTTAAGGGAATGAGCGCGATAGAATTCCAAATCCTTTCCAAAGAAAATGATAGCTGCTTTATGGTGAAAAATAGTATAAAACTATGCAAAATTTCAGGGAATTTACACACTGATCCCGACGAAGTAATTAAAATCGAAATGCACTAAATCCCTTTAAGCTTTAAATTCGCAGCCTCGCTTAAAAATTGTGATCTGTTGCTCGTAACCTTATCGATAGCATTAAGCAAAGATTGCGAAAGGCTTAAATTTACACGAACTTTCTTATCGTTAGGCTCTTTGATGAAATCATTATTTGCAAGCATAACCTCTAAAGCGCCGTCAAAAGCACTTTTTACGTCTGCTATTGCTTCTGCTTCATTTTCGCCGTCACCCATAATATAAGGAAAGTCCTTATATCTTGCAAAGTATCCGCCGCCCTCGTCATCGGTAAGTTTTCTTACGATTATTTCGTAAGGCAAATTCAGATAATAGCTTTTGTCTTTTTTCATTTCTCTTCCTTTTTCAATGCTTTTAAAGCCTCTATGACGTAGATAACTTTCATAGGTCTTTGCCTTGGTATGGTTACCAAATCTCTACCGGGTTTTCTAAACTGCCAATGCGATGAACCGTTGTTTGTAGCTACATAACCTGCATTTTCAAGCAGCTTTTTAAGTGTTTCAAACCTTACGTTCTTAGGATTGTTTTCCAAATCCTTGATTAGTTTATCGTTTTTACTCATCTTTTAAACTTTCGTGTGTAGATATACACATTAAAAGTATTATATATTTTTGCAGCTTAATGGCTACTTAGACATATAAATTAAAAATAGGGTTCAAATCCCTCTCTGTCCGCCACTACTTCAAAACAATCGCAAACGATCAAAAACTTTCGCGGACATTTTAGCTCGATTTTAACGTAGTTTTAGAACAAATTTTCATAAAATCCCAAACGTTGATTAACAACCAAAAGCAATCGCGGACAAAATTTATAGCTGACTTTTTTGCTGACTAAAATACCGCCTAGAAGCGGCAACATCGGCGATGTATGTTAAGCGCTCGTCGATTGCTGCTTGTCTCTATCGCTCTTTGGCGGCGTCGATGCTGCTTTTTTTGAAATTTAAAGCCGGGCCCATCAAATTTGAGCTCAAATTTTAAACTGAGTATGTCTTCATGGCGCGAGGATTTGGGATTTAACGGACTTAAAAAATTTATACCGCGCAGGCGAGCAAATTTTACGGCGCGAAGGGCGGATGAAATTTCTATCGCGATTAAATCAAGCGCCGCGGTAAAATTTCACGCCGCTAGAATTTTAAAATTTTAAATGGACCTTACGACCTCGCGACGTTTGAATTTAAAAATCCGATAAATTTCAAATCCCGCGCGACTAAATTTTAAAGCGACTGTTTATGCGCGATATCGCAGCCGCTTGCCCGCAGCGAGAATTTTTAAAATTTCCGCAGCATCTTCTATGTGCAGACGGCGAGACATGCGTACACACGGGCAGCATTATCGCTAGATAGACGCTATGCCGCAGCTGCATTATCGCGACATATCATTCAAGCGTACTACTTTCGATTTGCGTTAGCAAGCATCAGCTTTATGCGGTTCTCTTGATTTACCGCGCTTGCGCCCGGGTCGTAGTCGATAGCGGCGATGTTTGC